ATTACTCGCTTCATTCTTCCCCCAAAGAACGGTGAGGGTGGGATTTGAACCCACGGAGGCTGTTACACCTCGCCGGTTTTCAAGACCGGTGCCTTAAGCCGCTCGGCCACCTCACCTTATAAGGCTAATCTTCCAGACCTGCATCGATATCCTCAAACGTAGAAATATCTCCGATCTTATCACGGTACTTGCCAATCACCTCAATATCCATCAACTCTTCTACTCTAGCACGGAATCTAGGATCTTGCAAGTGATCAACCCACTTTGTAGCTTGGAACTTCTGCTCTTCACCATTATCATAAATAAGGCTGTACCACGCCCCAGCTTGTTTAATATACTCTGAGCCTTTGATTGCTTCGAACCACGACTCTTCATCCATGATGCGAACTTCGTCGTCTCCCCAAGTAATCTGGAAAGTACACTGACGACGTTCAGTACCAAACCTAGATTTCTTTAGAGTTGCCTTTACCTCTGATCCAATCGTAAACCCGTTCTCGTCGAGAACGAAAGCAGCCTTTGACTTTCTCTTGGTAAGCCAAATGCGAAGAGATGAAGCGTACACAACAGACTTACCGCCAGGCGTAGTTAGGGGCTCGGATAGAGCTTCCATTCTCTCTGCGTGAGTAGAGGCAATCTTCTGCTTTAGCTGGTTAAGGCAAAGTAGTGTACAACTTGCGTTTGCAAGAGGGATCGTCAACTTCTGGAAAGCTAGAGACAAGGTTCTTGCCTTTTTACCGACAGATGCATTTGGATTAAAGCTGCCTTCCTTATCAGACTCTGTTGGGGTGTTCGCGATAGAATCCCAGATGAACAGCATTGGCCGCTCCATTCCAATGAATTCCTCTACCATCTCCAAGACCTGTTCAACAGTAATTGCTTGAATATACATGAATAAATCTGGACTAGTGTCAATGCCAGCCTTGGCCAAGAAAGCTGGGTCGATAGCACTCTCAGAATCGAAATAAACTACATATATTCCCTGTTTCTGTGCTTCTGCAGCAATGCATGCAGCCATATAACTCTTACCAGTAGCGGAAAGACCTGCGATCTCTGTGATCTTACCAATTGGAATACCTGCTCTCTTCCCTTTGCAGATAATTGAGTCTAGCCATCGGGAACCCGTGGGTATCCACCCCTTGACTTCTGTTGGATTTTCTTGTGTCAAATCATGCGCGACTTGCATACCATACTTTTTATTAAGTCGCTTCATCATATCTCCCATGGAGACAGAGCCTACTTTAGCTTTTCCTCTTGGCATATCATTCCCCTAAAATAAAAAAGTGAGGCACCTGTGACCCGTGCCTCCCTGCGGTTACTGTTTAGTGCTCTGCGTTAGCCTCTGCTTCGACAAGCACCTCAAGCTCTCCATCCTCGGTGGTTGCTGCCTCCTCGGACACAGTAGGGAGAACTTCGCCAGTATTGGCTGGTGCAGTGATGACCACTGCGTCTCTCTCTGGCTCAGCACAACGCGAGGCGAGAGAAACAAGTAGGATAAACCCTACAACTCCTAGTCCAATCTGGACATATGTATTACTCAACAAACTATTTACATCGATACTCATTTATACTTCTCCGAATAATAAAGGCACCTATTAGGAAAGCTTGTTTTCACTTTCCAGCCCGTGCCTTCCTGCGGCGGGGGGAATCTTAGAATGGAACTTCTTGACTTAGAAGCTCATTCAACTTTTGATCTACAGAAGACTGTGTCTGCTGGGTCTTATCAAAGGGATTTGCATTGCTGCCATATCGCTCTGTCTCTGGGCCATCAGAGGCGTCTGCCTCTCCTGCGAGCCACTCATCAAGCATGCGACCCACTTCAGCTGGGGTCTTACGAGAGTCCGCAAAAGCAGCATCAAAGTCAGGCACTCCATTGACCCACTGCGAAGCTAGCTCAAGGTTGTCAGCACAAAGTGGCGATGGGCGACGACGCGGTGTAATGGTAGTCTGCGGAAAAGACGCACCGGGTGGCTTACCATACTTAATAACAAGGTCAGTACCAGTCTCTGGATCTGTAATGTCTCCGTAGTCTGGGTTTAGAGCAAGGCTGATAAGCTCCTTATAAGCCATCTTACCATAACCCCACAAGCGGACACCCTTCTCTTCCTCACCTCTCACGATAACCGGCGAGAAGAAGCGCTGACGAGCCATGAGATTCTTAGCCATCTTGACCGAATCTTCAGTTCCATCATTAAACAACTTTCGCACGAAATCATTAAGAGGATCCTCCTCTCCATAGTTACGCCATGGGCTCAAGAAGCCACGGTTGTTGCCAAGGTTATAGTGGAACCAGAACTCCTTGAAGGGGTCTCCGTCCGCTACAGGAAGGATTCGAATAGTCTGTTCGCCATCTTGTGGCTTCCAAAAGATGCTCTCCTTGCGAACGTTCTTGCCCTCAAGTCGATCCATCTTTGCACGCATTTTGTCTAGATTAATAGCCATTTTAATTCTCCTATTGTTATATTTTGGGTGGCTACCCTATAGTCGCAAGAGCTAATATCCCCTTGCGCTAAGCTTGTCAAACTAATTTATTCTCGTCAAATTGGAAAGAACTAATCTCTCCACGTTGAGTGTTATAGTTAAACACTCTAAAGTTATTTGCCTGGAGATCCCAGACTAGCTCACGACCAGTTTCCTGTGTCGGAGACTGACCTGTGCCTGTGGTCACAGCATTAAGAAACCCTGGCTTTGCTGCCTCAAGCTCTTCTAGCTTGAGAAAATACATTTTTCTAATTGTTCCATCATTCTTAACAAAAGAACCGATATACGCCCTCATTATTCCCCCTGTACTTTAGAAGTGCGAAATCTACAGTAACCAAACTCTGTTTCGTACTCGGTGGAGTATAGCCGATATGAGATTTTTGTCAAGGAATTTTCTTTTTTCTGCTGCATATTATCTTCAATCTCTGCCACTATATTAGACTCACTAAGTAGTCTGTCATTGCTAAGAGCGTAAAAATATTCCTTTTCTCTTATCAGATCTAAGTCGTAAAAGACTTTCTCCTCCGAGCTTGCAGGGTCTAGTAATCCGACCGTCGAGATCCTGCAAACATTTTCTTTTTCCTCTAAGATGCCGTAGACATGTTTTGTCCTGTCAAACACATTAACAAAATGAATAGTAGAAGCAATCATTTCATTAATTTTTGTAAAATATCCTATGACTGGTAGATTTCCAATCATGTTCGCAATCTTCTGATTGCTTATGAGGACTATCTCCTCAATCAAACCTGATCTAGCATACTGCTGTAGGACCCCAAACGCAACCTTTTCTAGCTTCTTTTTTGTACCAGTGAGATTGTTTAGCTTTGGCTGGATATAAAAGACAGTGACCTTTCTATTCTTTATCTGTTCTAGTATTGCGAGACTCACCGCAGATGTCATACCAGAACCAACAACAAAAAACATCACTTCATCGCCCAGATTAGCGAAGAAGTCGGTCATATCGGGGACGGAGGACTCAACCTCTTCTGGGGTGGGCTTAGCCTCGATTGGGAAAAAGTTTCCCTCTCTGGGCTCTGTGTCAACCTTATAAAGAGTATACTGTGGGTATTTTGAAAAAGTTTCCACAATATTGCACGCTGCTGTGCCTAGTCCTACGATATCCATTCATAAATCCTTAAGTATTGTAACTACTTCATGTTTCCAAAATCTTTGCCAACAGAGACATTAGTTAGAAACTTTGTGTTTTGAAAATTAGAAAACTGATCCCTGAGGTCAATGACCAAATCGATATCCTCTTCCGCTAAGTCTATAACCACTGAATCATGAATGGTAAAGGCAATATATGATTTTCTTCCCCTCAAGATGTGGTGTAGCTTAACCATTTGTCTCAAGACAATATCAACTGCAGTGCTCTGGATAAGGTAGGAGAGGGCATGGAACCTGTCTGCTTCGATTGTCCTACCAAATGGATTAGTAATCTTTGTTCCATCCCAATATTTCTCAATGATTTCTTGCCTGTTGTACGCTCGCTCTGAAAGGTGGTCATTTGATTCTAGGTTGTACAGCCAAGAAAATATTCTTGTCTTAGCCTCATCTCTTGTCCCAATGCCTCGATAGACATTCTGTAGGTTCCATTGATGAATATCTACCGTGGGCTGCTCCTTGCCCATAAGGAAAAGTAAAACTCTTAGTTCAAAAGCATTGTAGTCAAGCTCAATAAATCTGTCGTTCACAGGCTTGATCGCAGCCCTGAACTCCTTATTCAGATTCAGGATTGGAAAGCTGTTTGGCATAGTCGTGAGTCTACCGGTACGAGAGCCAAAGATATTGTACCTAACGTATGGTGCGGCTGCTCTCACGTTCTTAAGTTTGTTGGAGAATGCAGAACCGGCAGTATCCTTCAGAACTTCTCTAAAGTCCAGACTCAATTGTCTATGGGAAATCTCTTGGCAGACTTCATGGAGACCCTTCAGAAAGTCGTAATCTGCTGGTCTCTCGGTGGTCTCAAAGACATGCCTTGAGATTCTATTTTTAATCTCGCAGAACCTCTTTAGAAAGTGCTGTGGGACAAGGTCATAAAAGCAATGCTGTGTCAGATCCAGCTTCGCTTCCAGCATTGATCTTGAGTAGGCTGTTAGCAGCGAAAGACACTCATCTAATTCTTGCTTTAGAAAATCTGGGCAGGATTCCTTCAAACCTTGTTGGGCATAGAGGTATGCATACTCGATGCTTTTACCCTGCAGGTAGACAGGTGCAGTCCATGAATGGGTCATCCTAGTATCGTATTCTTTGGTAAAATTATTATCAAAGTAATAGGATACACATTCTGTTTTATCATCTAGCGTCTGGAAAAGCA